TCAAGTCCTACCAGAAGAATCTCAAATAAACGAGGGGGTATCGGAACTGCCTTCTAAGCAGTAGCACCGTAAGGGATCAATGCTGGTTCGAATCCAGCTCTCCTCACCATTTTTTAATCAAAAAAAAATATTGACAAGTTGCCGCGATTTGCTACATTTCTCTCGCACCCAATACTATTATGATTACAGAAACCACACAACAAATCAGCGGCTATGAAAGCTCACTAGACACCATAGCTTGCGAGCTTCTTCAATACGTAACCCCTGAGACTAAAGAACTCTACTACGCTTTTAGCAAAGCATTGCAGTCTGATCTTAGAGGAAAATTCGGAGACGTATTTGAAAACTTTCCTAACCACTAATACTATGCAAAAAACAAAAAAAGAAATCATTCTTGAAACCGCAGAATTCTACGGCTCTGATCCATCGCGCCGAGCAGTTGTCCAGCAAGATGGTCGCGCCAAATGCCGATACCTTACAGAAGATGGTCGCAAGTGTGCAGTAGGCAGGTGCTTAATTGAAGGAGAGAAAATATTTCATGGCGATAGTGTTGACGCTCAAGAGGCAATGTCAGCAGAGTTGGCGTATACACCAGTGAATGATATTACTAATCTCCAAGACATATTGATGACTGAGTATCGTGGGCATGATATTTACTTTTGGGAAAGATTGCAAGAATTTCATGATTGTGATAACAACTTTACAGATACAGGTCTATCAGAAGATGGACAATGGAATCTTGAATTTCTTTTGAAGCAATACCCCGACAATTAACTTGACACAACCCCCCAAATAAACAACAATCCTTTCCCACCTTATGATTACATCAGAACAACTACTAGAAAATCGCAGCATCACAGAACCAACGGTCGCAACCCTAATCTTAGATGTGCCGTGGAACGAAACAAATTACGGAAACATTCTGCGAAATTTTTTCGATAACGTAACAGAGGAAGTCTTTGATAATACAGAGATTCTCGAATACGAGCCAGTCTCATACGATAGCGAAAAGCAAACCTTTCAAATCAAATATACTCTTGGGGTCGTTGACCTACTGGAACCAATCGAAGCATAATTCTAACACCAAAACAAAATGAAACAAATAAAACAATTCTTTTGCCGCCTATTCAATCGCCGCCAGCCTACCTACGGCGCACAGATTTTCCAACAGCGCAGCTGGCTCACCAAGCAGGTCGATGATGCACTCTGGAAAAAATACCAAGGATTAAATTAAGTTCTTGACAAATTACCCCGAAACAACTACATTTCTCGCGCCCCCCGAAACAACTACTAAACTACTAATACTATGCCTAATTGGACTCACAACAAACTAACCATAACAAACTCCACTCCAAAGCTCGAAGAGTTCCTAAAGGAGCATGGTCTGAGTTTTGAAGCTATCGTAAAACCTGAGCGTCCTGAGAATTACGGAGATGGTTGTTCTACTATCGCCGCCCAAACTGATGCTTGGGGAACTAAGTGGGACTTGGATGAAACCGAAGCAAAAGAAACCGCCGCTTCTCTTTTAGAGAATGACGAATGCATTTTCGATACTGCATGGTCGCCGCCTTCCGAAGCTATTCGCGCACTGAGCGAGTTGACTGGTGCGTCTTTTCTTCTTGCTTACTATGAGCCAGGATGTTGGTTCTGGGGAGTAGAAGACATCTCCGAAGGTTGCATCTACCCCGAGTTAGATAGCAATGAAACACAAGAGCAGCTCCACGAATTTCTTGTCCAATACATGGACTACAGCACCGAAGAGGCTACTGAAGCTGTAGGCTGGGACGAAGAGGACGAAGAGGAAGAAGAAGAGGAAGAAGAAGAGAAGGAGGAAGAAGAATCCGAGGCGTAAATGCCAAACGCCAAATAAGCAAATAACAAATAAGCGCACTGGGAAACTGGTGCGTTTTTTTTGTGCGGTTAGGTAGTGGAAATTTACGCGGATTTTGGCCCGAAAATGCGTAAAAAAAAAATAACCCCCGCTATGCGGGGGGAGTATAGGTAATGCCACAATCTAAAAGGATTTGTTCAACTTCGCACTTGGCGTGTTCCAATTCCTCTAAAGAGTAATCGAGTTTTGCGCCGATGCAATCTTCATCATGCATAGAGTGCCAATGCATTTTATAAACCTTGAGATTTTCATCAAACCATGCCACGGCAAACATGAAGCCAAACATGGTAGAAAATTTTAAGTGTATTATATTCATTTTTTATTGGCGATGATAGCTAGCAAGATAACCCACATGAGAATTTCCAATAAACTCATGCAGGTTCGACAACAAAGCCCGAAGAATCTTTTTTCGCTTTTCCTTTTTCGACAAGCCCGACGACGACATTTTGAGGGTCAAGAAAGCGCAGATCGCTTTCGTCACCGCTGATGACACGCCGCCCCTTGTATGTCTCAGGGAGGGAGCCACGGAACACGACAGCGACATTTCCACCACTAGCAAGCATAGCGTCAACAAGAGTCTCATTCGATTCAGAACGGGAGAATGTCAACTGATAGTTCGATGGAAATTCACCAGTCAAGAAAGCGGTCATGCGTTGCGCCGACTTGGTATAGTCGTAGAAGGTCACTTGAGGAAACAAATCAAAAACAGTTTTGCCGTTTAAGGTAATTTTTTCCCAAGGAAGATCGCTTGTAAGGTTCAAGCGGAAACAAGGAATAAGATTTTTCTTTTGCGCCGATTTGATTGCGGCAGCTATCTCTTTCACAAGTTGAGCCATAAACAGAGCCTTGTCTTGAAAGAAGAATTTTGTTTTAGCGATTCGCGCAGCTTGAACAGTGACGAAAATGCCATGTCCAGCAGTATCTAAACAAGCAGCAGCACAACCAATGCTTGAGTGCTGGCAAGTGTTATATCCTGATTTTGTGCTAGGCGCGAGGTGAATGCCAAATGTTAGAAAGCCAAGAGCTTCGCCTTTTTTGATTTTGGAGTTTGCAGTAGTTAGTAATTTCATGCGGGGGAAAAGTAGCTCGGCAGCTCACACTTGTCAATAAAAAATACAAATAAATAAACCACAAATAAATCACACACAAATAAGCGACAAATAAATAAGCGTTCGTTTGAACAGGGTATATCATCGAGCAGAATTTTTTACGCGATTTTGGGGCGTTTTTTGCGTAAAAAAATTAACCCTACCCCCGCCAAGGGGTAGGGCATACCATGTATCACTTACCGTTAGAAAGGTCTAGCATATCTTCTGCTAAGATAGAGATGAGTTCTTCCGTGTATGCATACGGATCATCGCCGCATGATTGAGCGAGTCTTTCAATCGCATCCCACAGCATAATGCGGGGGCGGTTCTCGTCGTCCTCGTCAACCAAGGCACAGCAGAGTTGGTCAGCCGTTAGATCGGGAACTTGTGAAAGAAAGTGTCCAGCGGCACGGAGGTAGATAGCGGCATTTTTCGGGTCGTTAAGGTCTGTCATAACAGGGAAAAGTTAGTTGTTTCGGGGGGAGTTGTCAAGAATTTACCACCAAGAATCGTAAAAAACTTTCTTGCCGTCCTTGATAGCTTGGCGAGCCGTTGCGATAAACTCCAGGGTTTTTTGCTTGTAGTGGTCATCATCGCGAGAATCAGCACCAAAAAAGAAACCTTGCGTTTCTGGCAAACTGCTACCAAGAATGTCTTGCTCCAGTTTGTCAAGATTTTCCATGTTGAGTTCCAGCGGAATGCAGTTGAAGGAGCCATCTTCATCATGCTTCTTGGGGCAACCTTGTTCTTCCCACAGATTTTCCATCCAGCCATGCAGCGCGTTATGCTTGCGCCAGTAGGCGATTTCTTCTTTGTTTTTTCCTTTTGTAGTGTATGCGAATTGATCGAGTCCCATAGTATTGATTAGTTAGTTGTTAGTGATTTCGTGACGGGCAAAGAATATCATTTTGCGGCAGGTTGTCAACATTTTTTTTGATTAAAAATTTACGCATTTGACGGGCGAAATTTGCGTAAAAAAACCGCCCCGCTTTCGCGGGACGGCTGGGAAGTTGCGGGGTTAGTCGCGCAAATCTGTTCCGTCGAGTTCGGGCGCGTCCTCGCATCCCTTGGTGACAATCTCTTGCACCTCGATGACAGGGGCGTGACTTGCCACACGGTCAAAGATGCTTTGAGTGGTCATCGTGCGGAAAGGCAGCTTGCTAAGGTCGCCCCCTTTGAGGTTCTCCGTGATGGAATTGTAAAGACTCCAGAGAGTGCGCCCCTTGAACTCCTCATGACGAGGGTTGCGAAACTCTTCAATCGCGGCGTAAATGTCGCGAGCGGGGAACGCTTTGGAATCAACAAGCGTCACCATCAGATCAGCCGCTTGCGCGTCACTGATTTCCGTGGTTTTATAGCGATCAATGCGCAAGCCCATATCGTTCCAATGAGACACAACGCGCCCCACGGCATCGCCAAGCACGCGAGGCAAATCGGTTAGAATGTTGAGGGTGTGGCGGCGAGCGAGCTTCACATCAGAAGCGAAGCAAAGATTCTCGCAAACCATCATGCGATTGCCGATGCAGACAGCGGCAGCAAAAGCCTTGTCGTGAGAGTTGCGCAAGCCAAGCACCACTTGGCGATCATCGCCAGAAATGCCCTTGCCAGTGAGAGCGAAGCCGCCGAAGTAGCGCAAGCCGCCACGGTGGAGCGCGTGTTCTTCCTCAAGAACGGTCAGACCAGCGTTCTCGATTGCCTTGCGGGTGAGCGTCACCAGCAGGTCGTGAGGAATCGGGGTGTGCGATTCGGTAGCAGGTGGGGTTTCCACGCCGATGAGTTGCTCGAAGTTTACTTTGTTTTTTGCGATGATGAGTGCCATAATGGTAGTAGTTGGTAGTTGGTAGTTGTTGAATGCGCCAGTCATTGGCGGCGGGGAGATAATGACATTTTGGCGGAGATTGTCAACATCTTTTTTTTGTTTTTTTCAGATTTATTTTTACGCGATTCGGGGGCATTTTTTGCGTAAAATTTAAGGGGCGACTTTCGCCGCCCCTTTTCGTTAGTTTGTTAATAAGCGCGAGCTACGGCGTAAAACTTGCCATCAGGATTTTTCTCGAAGTCCCAACATACGCGACGATTGCCGCAATCGCATCGGCGAGATGTTCCATCCCATCCATCACATTCAATCTCGTCATCTTCTTTGTAGTCGTTGCAGTTCATGCCATCGAAAGGAATTAACTCGTTTTCTTCAGCGTATGCGATTGCAGCGGCTTCGGCTTCTTCGGTGGTGTTATAAGCGGTGTATAAGCTCATGGTGTAATTGTATCAGAGTTCGTTATTCAGGTGTAGATGTTATGTGAGCGTTCACAAGCTTCTTCTGGAGTGTCATACGCTTCATCATCCCAAACTTCAAGGTATAGATCGCCATAAAAAGCTGGTGACCATTGCCCATTATCAAGTAAGGCAGCACCATAACATCCACAAGTAGTTTCTATTCCAAGGTAAGCATCATTATTTGCATCCCAAGTGTAGGTGCGTTTATTGGCAGTGATTGATTTTTTCATAGCAAGGAAAGTGTATAGTTTTCGGGGGAGTTGTCAAGAAAAAAATAGAGAGCAGTCTTCCGACTTTCACGGCTTCAGGTTTCCCCACTGACTCGGCGGCGCTCCTTGACACCTACAGCTTGAAGTATTCGTCGAACAGTTTTCCTAGGACTCTCTCGACGCGCAAAGAATAAACTTTTCGGGGTATTTGTCAATCATTTTCTTTGATTATTTTTTACGCATTTGATGGGCGCTTTTTGCGTAAAAATCCCCCACTAGAAGTAAGCTGTTTCCAGTCGGGGCATGTAGCCCCTTGTCCTTCTAGCGAGGGAAAAATTATTTCTTTTGTTCTTCTATCTGCTTCTTGCCATCGCGTCTAACAAGTTTGTTTTGTGCGCGTTTTCTGTCGCGTAGGTGTTTCCACCATTCGACAGTTCTAACAGAACCTTTTGATTTACTTGAGGAAGCCACGACATTCTTTTTTGTTAGATTCTTTTTTGCGATCCTTGAGGGCAAAGCAAGGGGGAGGCATAGGATGACGAGTAAGGTTGCGCATGTCAAGAGAATTTTGCGCGAGTTGTTTTTTGTGACGTTTCATGCGGTGGCTTGGTGGATTGGAATGCGAGTGCGAGCAGGGATTCCCATTTCTTTACACACGGCGGCAAAGTCTTTACCGTGTAAAATGCGGCGACCGTTTTTTGTTAGAAAGCGATTGCCGTTACGCTTCCACTGGATGTGGTGAGCAATCTCATGCTTTAACACTTCGTCGAAAATCTTAAAAGAGCAGAGAATGCGCTTGTCTAATTTGATCTTGCCCTCTGCAACGTAAGCAAGACCTAGATAGCGTCCTGAGTTCATCCATTGAATTTTGAGGTGACTCATGCTCCATTGTTTCAGAGTCATGCGGATGTATTGTTCGATTTCGGAAGTGGTGGCAAACATGGCGGCAAAATGTTAGGATTTTTTTGCGGTATAGTCAAGATGTTTTTGCGCCCAATGATCAATAAATGCTAAGCGCGGGGGGTGTTCAAAAATAGAAGAGGCACAGCAATATCCAAACGCATAAGGCTCTTTGAATTGCTGATAGAGAGATAAAGAAGCTTTGCCGCCCTTAGAACATTGAAAGTACATTAAATTTGCGCATAAACCAACACGATCAAAGAACCATTCAGGCTTTGCGACTTTGTTTTCAATCACTTGTTTAATCTCATAACAAAACTCTGCGAGTTCTTTGCGTTGTTTTTGTAATAGTGGATATAGTAGTTTGTTTGTTGCGATTTCTTTTTGCATGGCGGCGAAAGTATGGAGTTTTTTGAGAGAGTGTCAAGAATTTTTAATCATTTATTTTTACGCGATTTGCGCCCATTTTTTGCGTAAAGCAAAAGGGGGCGACTTGCGCCCCATGAATTTTAATCAACGAGCAGCAAAAACTTGTCTGCCATGCAACAACACCTCTTCTGCGCGAAAGATGTTAGAACCTTGACATTGGAACTGATGCATCTCATAAGGATTGTATCTAACAGAAAGAAAATACTTGTTAGACTGAATGCCAGAAACTAACGTGCCGATGATGAATGCGTGAACATTCTTCTTTTTCTGTTTAAGAACACGCTGACGACCAGCTTCTGATACTTTGAACTGCGCATTTCTAACATAAGCGCCTTCGACATGAGCGACAACTTTCCAACGTCCATTCACTTTTGTCTGGACAGACAACTTTTTCTTGTGGAGGTTGAAGTAGATTCTAACGATTTGATTGAGTGGTAACATGGCAAGAGAAAAATACACTTTGTGCGATTACTTGTCAACAACTTTTTGCAAATAAGCCACAAATAAATAAGTTATAAATAAGCCCCCGACAAATAAGCATTTCTGTTAGGTGATAGCTGATGAAAAAATTTACGCAATTTTGGGGCGCTTTTTGCGTAAAATTTGAGGGGACGGCTTTCGCCGCCCCCTCTGCCATGCATCAATCCACCACGATTGAAAATTCTTTGTCGATCTTACCGCATTTCAGGGCAAGAACTTTTTCGGGTTTGAAGCAGAAGTAAGAATTTTTATTTCTGTCAACTGCGAACATATAACCGCCCTGACGAAGCGCGTCAGTAGCAGGTGAACCAGTCCCTTTGATTAGACCAGTGAAACGATCTTTTGCGTTAATGGTGCGGATTGTGCCATCTTTCTTGACAAAAGTTAGGGAAAAGAATTTTCCTTTTGTTGCGTCAATGAGGGCAGTGATTTCTTCTTTGGTAGGTGCTTTTTGCATGATGTTTGTTTGGTTATTAGTAGGCGGGAGAAGTTTAAGGGTTTTTGGAGGGTTTGTCAACTTATTTTTTGCTGTTTTTAGCAGAAGTTTGCAAATGTGCAAGAGTATAGCAAGTTGCGCCGAAAACAAGGAAGCAAACACAATCAAACAATTGGTTTTTTCCGCCATAGATGGCGAAAGCGCAAAGGCTGAAAGTAGGCGATAAGGTGACAATAGCTGAGGCGATGATGTTGAGCGCATGTTTCATTTTTTTATGGTGTTATTAGTAGGCGGGGAAAGAATAGTTTATTTTGGGGGCAGTTGTCAACATTTTTTTTGATTTATTTTTACGCGATTTGGGGGCGCTTTTTGCGTAAAATTTTGGGGAGCGGCTAAACCATAAACCGCTCCCCGTTTTGCCAATGCCACCAGAAAATTGTTAGACTTCGAAGCCTTCTTCTTCTAACAGTTCCACAACTGCATCTTGCGCGATGTTTTGCAATTCGGAAAGGTGTAAGCCGTCCCCCCATCGCTCGATGAGTTCTTCCATTTCATCGAGAGCGTTCATCACACAGGGCAAGTCGGGCAAGTCAGCGAGAGACAAGCCGCCCGACATTCTAAGGCAGATGTTATTCATTATCGTTATGCAGCGTTTGCGATTGTTTTTCATGGCGGGAAATTTAAGGAGTGATTTCGACAGCGTGGGGGATTTTTTCAAGAGTGGTGTCATGAGGCCAATTTGCATAAGCAAAAAACGCTTTGACGTTCTCAACAGTTTCGAAGCCATTTCCATCGTAAGATGAAACAGGAATCAAACATTCTAAATCGCCGTATTGATTTTGCAGTTTTTGTAGTTCTCTAATGACATCTGAAATGTTCATGGCAAAAGAAAGTTAGTTGTTTTCGGGCAAGTTGTCAAGAAAATTTTACCAATGCGTGTATTTGACAATTTCATTTTTTTCATTGCGATATTTTGCATGTATGTAAGTTTGAACGCAAGAATCATCACAGCTTTCAAAAATTCCCAAGCGTTCCTGTAAAGCGTAAAAGGCAGCTACATATTCTTCACATGCTTTTTTTGCTTCTGCGATATTTGCGTAAATGATTGTTTCCATGGCGGGGATATGTTAGTTGTTTTGGGGGATTGTCAAGATTTATTTTCTGTTTTTAAGTATTTCTTCCAATTTGTTTTTATCGTAAAAGAAGCTATCTTCATTCAATTTACCGAAGAAAAAAGATTTTGGCTCATCAGCGTCACTGATCTCATAGTCAAGAGAAGACAAGATTTCGTAAATGCTTGTGAGTAGGTGAACGGGAACTTCAATAGTTTGATTTGACATGGCGGGGAAAGAGTAGCAGTAAAAACCAATCAGCGCAAGTATTTTTTTTGATTATTTTTACGCGAAAAGCGCCCCGAAAATGCGTAAAATTTAAGGGGGACTTTCGCCCCCCTTTGAATCACAAGAACTCAAGAGTGCCTAACGGAACTTGATCCTCTCGACCATCCTCAAAACGAATGAGGGCGCGATTTCCTTGTATGGTGTAAACGACTTCGAGGAGTTCAACCTCAAAGCCACAGTAGTTGCAGATTTCGATTTCTTCGATCATGGCGGGGCAAGAATAGCATGAACTTATGAGATGCACAAGATTTTTTTTCTATTTTTTTCATTTATTTTTACGCGAAAAGCGCCCCGAAAATGCGTAAAATGAAAAGGGGGACTTTCGCCCCCCTGAAATGATCGTTTTATTTTTTATCTGCTACAATGAAAAGCAGTATCGCTAGCAACAAAAGGAAAATCATAATGTGATAACAAAACCGCTTTCGTCTTTTTTCGCCTTGCCTTTCTCGACAAGCCCGACAATTTTTCCCGCGCCATCAAGAAAGCGTAAATCCGTTTCATCGCCATTTACTACTTTCGCGCCCAAGTATTGAGAGGGAAGCGACTTGCGAAAAACCATTGCAACATTCCCGCCCGATTTAAGAATTGATTCGGCGATTGCGCCGTTAGTCTCCGAACGTGAGAAAGTCAGATGATAATTTTGCGGCATTTCACCAGCAAGAAAAGCGGTCATGCGTTCGGGAGACTTTGTGTAGTCGTAAAAGGTCACTTGCGGGAAAGCTTCGAAAATGCTTTGACCGTTCAGTTTGATTTTTTCCCAAGGGAGATCGCTTGTAAGATTGAGACGGAAAACGGCGGTGAGATTTTTCTTGCTAGCCGAACGAATAGCCCTTTCAACTTCTTCCCAAAGCATTACCAAAAAGATTGTTTTATTTTTGAAAAACAAGCGCGTTTTTTCAATTCTCGCAAGTTGCACGTTTGAAAATGCGCCCATACCAGCGGTATTTAAGCAAGAGGCGGTGCATCCCAAGCTTGCATCTTTACAGACGTTAAAGCCAGAGAGTGAAGCGGGAGCAAGGTGAATGCCAAAAGTTTTGAAGCCGATTTTTTCACCTTTGCGGATTTTTGCGTTTGCGGTAGTAAGTAATTTCATGACGGGGAAAGCGTAGCATTTTTGGCGATATTGTCAACATTTTTTTGCATTTTTAAATCAGAAAAAAGAATGCGCATTTTTTGCTTTTTGATTGACTAGTTACAATTGCCCGATTGTCAAATATTGCGCGAAATAGAGCGTCAAATATCGTTAGAGTCGGGGCGGAAATCGTTAGAAAATTTTTACGCGATTTTGGGGCGCTTTTTGCGTAAAATTTAAGGGGCGACTTTCGCCGCCCCTTTGTCTTTAGTAATCTCCCATATCCATCTCGAAGCGATCTTCCCAAGACGCATCAAGATAAGAATCTTCCCCGCCCTCCCAAGACTCTTCAGAATCTTCTTCAGGCTCTTCTTCAGGCTCTTCGGGATAATCCCAGCGATCAGCGTGTTCATAATCAGGCTCATATTCATATTGATTATGACCACAGCACCCACAGCAGGGAGCATCTTCACACATTTCGCGAGGGGCGGAACTGACAGTATTATTAAATGATCTAAACATGGCGGGGGGAGAATAAAACAAAAGCAATGCGATGACAAGACTTTTTTTTATTTTTTTTTACGCAATCGGGGGGCGCTTTTTGCGTAAAATTTAAGGGGCGACTTTCGCCGCCCCTTTTCGTTAGTTTGTTAGACCTGTTCCCATAGAAGCTCTCTAGCTCTACGCTCATCTGATGATGATAACTCCCATTCTTCACCGTCTTCAGTGAGAACGCTTTCAATATCAATTTCTTCAATTCGAGGATCGTGATAGTCCCCACGCTGAAACGTATAAGTAGCTTCAATTTCGAGTTCAACGTCAATCAATCTTTCGAGGTGATCTAACTTTTCGACTTGCATTGTGATGTGAATTGTTTTTTGCATGGCGGGGATAGAATAAAAGAAAACGGCTAACTAGTCAACAAGTTTTTTCAATTATTTTTACGCAATTTTTGGGCGCTTTTTGCGTAAATTTTTGGGGCGACTTTCGCCGCCCCTGATTCTTTTGATTATCTCATATTTTGCACGGTATGAGAAATGCGGATGAACCAAGCGACAGAAGCCAAAAAGCCAATGATGGCAATTACGTGTTCTTCCGTTGTGACGGATTGCGCACCCCAAGCGATAAAGAAAACACAGGAAGCGAGGGAAGCGATTGAGAGACTAAGGATAAAGATAAATGATTTCATGACGGGGAAAAAGTAGCATTTTATCAGCTAATGCACAAGGTTTTTTTTCTTTTTTTTTGATTTATTTTTACGCTAAAAAGGGGCGCTTTTTGCGTAATTTTTGAGGGGACGACTTTCGCCGCCCCCTCTCCTAACCTAACCTAGAAAAATTTTATCGTAGCTGAATGAAGTGCAGAGATTGATAACCGACCCAGCCACTTTCAAAGATGGCGAATTTATCCTTATCCCAATGGGAGAAAATGCCATAGTTTGTTTTTGTTCCTTTTGTTAGAAGGCTAACAAGTTTTTCGTGGACTGCTGCGAGGTATTGGCTATTCATGACGGGGAAAGTGTAACGGTTTTTTGCGATGTAGTCAACAAATTTCTTTGATTATTTTCTAACAATTTTTACCGTGCCATTGTGTTTTGCGGCGATTTCATACGCTAGCTTTTCCAATTCTGCCGCCGTGCGACCGATGAAGTTTTCAGCGAGCATGTCTATCAATTTGTTTTCTGCGTTGTAGATGTAAAAGAAGCTTTTCATGGCGGGGAAAGAGTAATGAATTTTTGCGATGTAGTCAATAGTTTTTTTTCTTTTTTTTACGCAATTCGGGGGCGCTTTTTGCGTAAATTTTTTCCAGTTACAAAAGCGCCAGTTACAAATAAGCGCGAGGCAAATAGTTACAAAAGACAAAGTTACAAATAACAAAGTTACAAATAAGCGTGCGACAAATAACGTGCGCGTGTGCGCGTGCGTGCGCGTGCGTGCGCGTGCGTGCGCGTGCGTGCGCGTGCGTGCGCGTGCGCGGAGCGTCTGAGTAGTGTTCATCTGAATAGTGTTTTAAGCGTTCGTTTTATTTGATACTGGCAAGCGGGCACGCTATGCCTCCAGCGGGCACGCTATGCCTCCAGCGGGCACGCTATGCCTCCAGCGGGCACGCTATGCCTCCAGCGGGCACGCTATGCCTCCAGCGGGCACGCTATGCGGGCGAGCATTTCGCCCGCCCGCCCGCTTCCATTATGCTTTCGCCGTTTTTCGCCATTCTCTCAAGACTTGCGCCGCATCGCGGCGGGATATTCGGAACGGGTGAAAAGCTCCCGCAATCATTCCCATGCAATCCTTGCTTATTTCATCCCGTGCGGGGAAACTTGAGATTGTGCATGAATTGAAATGGTAGTGGTTAGCGGGAAAATCCGACTTTGTTTTTTTGATTTTTTTCATGATTTTTTGAAAGGTAGAAAGGGGGGGGATTCCCCCCCCCTTTGGTTTTTTGTCAGCCTAGCAAATTTGATTCTTTTACATTGAAGCATTTTCTATCGTTGCCACTGCTGCCGATATCACTTGGACGTTGGAAAGATTGAAAGTATCCTTTTGATACTTCTAACCCATTCACAAAGTAGCGCGTTTCAATCGTTCCATTTTTTGCGGGATACAAGCGAACGTAACGCTCGCCCTTATGCGTTAGGGTGTGGGGAAAATTTTCCCACTCGCCCCATGGCAGTGAACCGATTTCTTCTCTTTCTTTCTCGCTTGCAAGGTTGGCGAAATCAATGCCCGCCCGAACCGTTGCCTTTGTTTCAGTAGTTAAAACTATGCCAGCTTTTTTGTGGACTGCTGCTGCTGTTTTTTCGCTTTTCCATGTTACGCTTTGGAAAGCTCCATTTTTTTTGTTCATGATTGCAAGTGTAATATCTTTCATTTTTTCGTTAGGTTGAAATGTCGCGTTCATCGCGGCGGGGAAAGAATAGCAAGACCACGATAAAACCACAAGTTTTTTTTTGTTTTTTTCTGAAAAAAAATTTCATGTTATGACAAAAAAAAAGATTGAAAAGCTCGACCCCCCCCAATTCTCAAAAAAATCGTTAGACAAAAATCGTTAGATCGGGGGGGAGGCACTATTCTCATTCTCCCCTACCAACAACAACATTACTTTGCGCATATGCACACGCGCACAGCGCAGCACACGCTGCTCCGCACCACCACCCACCCCCTTTTGTCAAAATCGCGAGACACATTCTCAGAATAACCCAAAAAAAACCCAAAAAAAACAGCGCCCCCATTTTCATAAAACCTTTTGTAATCAGAAAAAAGGTGTAATACTCTTTGATGTCAGTTATACGATACGAAAATATTCCAGTCTCTATGCCCCGAAACGATTTCGCTGGTAAGAAATACATTGCACCCGCAAACAGTGTATCTATCTCTCATTCCGCGAAAACAAATGCATATAGAACTCTTGCCGCGAATACTTTTCCAGATATGAGAGTTGGTGGCAGCACAGACACGAAAATAACTATCGCGTTTCCGCTGTGCAATAAGTTTGCCAATAATGTTTCTTCTGCTGATTCATACAATTTCGGATCAGGCGTTTTCGCTAACCTTACAGGAACAGGCAGCACTGACATAACAATCGGGAATCGAACATTCAGTGGATGTTACCTTGACAGTTTGTCTGTGGACATCGCTCCATTTCAAGCAGCAACAATGTCTACATCTTTTACATGCACGAATCCACCCACAGGTTTAACAATGCTTTCGGGGCTAAGTACAGGTGAAACAAACATGACGAGCAAATTTGCGTATGGTCATTTCGCAGTACTTTCGGGGGCAGATAATTATTCTTCTGACGTTCACTCTAGCATTTCTTTTTCTCTTGATTTAAAAAGAACATATTCCTATGCGATCTCTAAGCGCAACGCTTACAATGTCTTTTTGGATGAAGCATCAAAGCAACTACAAATCAAAGCAACAAACATAAAAACATTTATTAATGAGTCTGGGGCATTGTCTTCTTTTTCTGTTGATTTAAAAAATGAATCGGGTGAATACGTTTTGCCATCAGGAACGCTATCAACTTCTTCTCGCGGCAGATTAAATGCCCAAAACCTATCTTCTTCGCCACCAAATATTTTCATCGCAGATGTAACTATTGACGAACCATTGCTATAAATGGGTGTAAACTATACAAATGCCTAAAAAACGATTTAGTCAGTCGGACTCGGTTGAGATTCAATTGAATCAAACCAGCAAAATTAAAACAAAGAAAAAGAATTTCAGATTCACCCCAAAACAGGTTCAACTGCTGGGGATGATACTAGACCCCGAAAATAAAATCATTTTTATATCTGGAGCGGCGGGAACTTCTAAAACATATATGGCGCTTTACGGAGCAGTCGAAATGATGTCAGAAGACCCCGAAAAACAACTGATTTATATTCGCAGCATCATTGAAAGTGCTGACAAAGGACTTGGTAGCTTGCCTGGAGATATTGCAGAAAAGTTTGATCCATTCTTGATGCCTCTCTACGATAAGTTGGAAGAGATCGTTTTGCCGCAAGATGTGGCGCATCTTAAATCAACAGGAAGAATAAGTGCCGCACCAATTAACTTTTTGCGTGGAGCAAGCTGGACGAACAAAATTATTGTCGCTGATGAAGCTCAGAACTTTTCCGCGAAAGAACTTATTACTTTGATTACAAGGATTGGAGAAGGCTCAAAGATTATCATCTGCGGCGATGCTATGCAGAGTGATATTGGAAAGCTCAAGACAGGCTTTATGCCTCTACTCAATACTTTTAATGATGAAGAAAGTAAGCAAAAAGG